TTTGTATTAAACCAAATCTGACCAGTTATGGCTGAGGGTGTTTTGATCATAATATAATTTGGCTCTCCTATATTTATATACTGTGATATATTTGTAATAGAAGAAACGTCTTGTCCATTTATGTATAGCCCTGATATATTTGATTTGGATAATACTCCTCCTGCCGCCCAAGACAAGCTATACTCCTGTCCGCCAGTTTCATTATAAAATAGATATCCAGATGATAAAGATTCTGGGACAATAAATAGCTCTAAAGATCTTATATCATCTATGGTTTCCAAATAGAACCCAGCGCCTAAAGGTCTTATGCCGTTGTCATAGTTTCTCGATATTATCTGATACTCTCTGTTTGAAAAATCTACATCCCAATTAGATCCAGAAGAAGGTTGAGATACCGAAATAAATGATCTTCCGTTATGAGAAAATAATTTTTTGTCTTCATAAAGATATGCGCCCATATAGTATATTTCTGGAACATGTGTGTTTATATCATGTGTTTCAAACACTACCTTAAAGTATATTTGTTTTTCATTTAAGAATGTTTCGCCTAATTCTATACCTGGTATTACAGATCCGTTGGTGCATTCTTCCCATACTGTATTTTCACCATCATAATCTAATGAAGAATACACAGAAATACCTTCAGTTCCAAACCATTCTATTTTTGAAGAAACATAGTCTTTATATGGAAGTGGAGCAATCGAAGTTTCGAAGTAAGATCCTGAAGCTCCCTTTAAATACAGACTATTTTTTTCTCTTCTAAAACCAATATTGTCATTTTCAAAAAGTGTAAATGGTATATAAGCTGGCCAGGAAAATTGATCTGGCTGGTCTTGATGCTGTAGGGTAGATTTAAATAGTTGTCCAAAATTACTTTTAACTATTTGAACATTTGTGTTTATTGGAATATGTTGATAATGAGATTGTATTTTGTTAATATTAAGAGCATACCTGTATATTGCTGGAGCATCTATTAAAAAATATTCTGATGTGTTTGCTGGTCCGCTTTCGATTTCAAGAGATGGGTTTGTAAATGTCACACCTCCTACATATTTAGATGCAACTAATTCTGAATCAACATATAGCTTAAGAGAATTTATTTCATATACTGCAACAACATGAAATGCTTTATCCCTATATGGAACGCCGTAATCTACTCTTTCATTTTCTAACTTAAATACAATGTTTCCTTTTTCCCAATATATTCCTACCCCATTTTGATCCGCAAATATAGGAGTTAATGTAGTAATGTTTTTAGGATGAAACCAAATTTCTAACGAGAAATCATTATCTTCTGTTTTTTCAATTCCAAATCCGCCTACTCCAGTTTGACCAGAAAAATCTTTTGTTATTGGAAAAGATATTGTATTTGTGTTTGTTATTTTATTAGAATGTGCCCCATTTGGTACTAAAGGAATATCTACTAGGTTTATAGTTCCAGAGTACGTAGCATTGTTTCCACATCCAGAGGAATCGTAAGCTATGGTTCCAGATGACTCATCCAGTTTCCAAAATCCGACTGGAGAATCTTTTAATATCGCACTATAGTATGACATGATTTTATTATATCAGGCAAACAGTTCTGGGTTTAGTTTAGTAGGAAGCTCTGTTGTGCCTCTAACAAATACAGTGGTGAAATATCTTATGTCGTCACTTAAAACGGGAAGTGAGCCGTGAACTATATGTCCTCCATGTATAAATAGCGAATTAGCTTTTGGCTTTATAGTAATTCCTAGATCAGGGTAGTCCAATTCTCCACCCTCATAGTCATCGTTAAAATATAAACACAGTCCATACCCAACATAATAGTCTATATCAGTTCTCCACTGATCAGCATGATGCTGTATAAAATCTCCCTTTTTATACCTTTGTAAAATCATACCAGTAGGATAATACGAATAAGATTCAAATAAGGATTCCATTTTTTTATTTGCTCTTGAGAATACATTTTCTTCTTCAAAGACTATCTGTTTGCCAAACCAGAAATCGGGAATTTGATTTTTAACTCTCATCTCTTCATTATTCCAGTCTTCTTCAGAAAAACTGTTTATAATTTTTTTTACTTCTTCAAATTCTGAGTCTGTTAGGAAATTTTCTACCTCATAAACATCATCGTATATCTTGTTTATCTTCATAAATTCCTAATTATATTTATTATTATTTATGTGACTTATCTCTATATGGTTTATATTTACATGACTAGGTAAAGATCCTACCCATCTAATTGTTTCAGCCATATCTGCAGCAGTTAAAGCGTTATCCTTTTTCTCTAACTGTGTGTCTATTGTTCCTGGGCACACTTCCGTAACCTTAATTCCATATGCTGGGAATTCCATTCTCATAGTGTCTATTAATCCCATTTCTCCACGTTTAGCATTTGAATAATTTCCGCTTCCACGGTATGGTACTTTTCCACACAAGGAAGTGACAAAAACAATAGTCGGAGATTCAGAATTTTTCATTGCTGGTACAAACAATTGAGACAAATACATTGGTCCAGAAACATTGATATCATACGCTCTTCTAAAGTTTTCCATAGTTTCGTTTATTAGATATGTTGGCCCTGCTCCACCGCCAGCATTATTTACTAATAGATCTAAAGTTATATCTTTATATTTATCGTAGAATGCCTTGATGGCTTTTTCATCAGTAATGTCTAAGCTGTATGTCTCTATGTTGTCAGAAGCAATCTCTGCCAACTTAGATAAATTACGTGACACAGCAATAACTTTGTACCCATTTTGGGATAAAACTTTTACTGTTTCGTAACCTACGCCCTTGCTAGCTCCAGTAACTATGGCGGTTTTCATATTTACATCGTTGGATTATTTACTGGCTCCATGGTTCTATACCAATGAAGTGGTACCATATACTTAAATCCGCTCTTAACTAAGTGTGCGGTGTGATGATATGGTGGAGATGATGGGAATATAATAACGCTCCCTGCCTCTGGCTTAATGGCTATAGTAACTCTGTTTCCATCTTTTGCTACGGCAAAATCTTCTTCTGGCTTGCCCTGTATGATTGGTGCGTCTGGAGATTCAATGGTAAATGAAAGTTCTCCACCCTCGTAATCATCGTTTAAATAAAACACAAGTGAGTACTTTAATCTAGTGTCTCCTTCTTGCTGATCAAAGTGTGCTCCCATGTAGGTTCCTGGGCTATACTTCTTAATATCAAATAATGGGAAATTGATGGGAGTTTCGTTGTCTCCGTGAGCTTCCGCATAATCTTTACAAACGGCATAGAAGGCATCCATGATGGTGTTATAAATGTATCCAGCCTTATTGTCTGTTGTTTTAATTACTCTCTCTTCATCAGATGGGTTTACAGTTTTTTGAGCTCCGTAAAGATACATCTCTCCACTACAGGCTGTCCACTCATTCCATTTAGTAACTGAATTACCCCATTCCTCATTTTCTGTGGAATCAATCATCTCCACAAACTTTTTTGGATCTGGTATTACGTTCTTGTAATAGTAAACATTTTCTTCTAATATTTCTTTTTCCATGTCAATCTCCTATTTTATATTTCTTACCATTTGGATCAATCTTATAACCTTCTTTAAGAAGATCTTGCCACTCCGCCTTTTCTACTGCTTGCTGATCTCTAATCTTCTGCATTTCTTCTGCCCAAGCATCTCTGACTTCTTGTGGATAATCTGATTCTTCTCTATCGTCCCAGAAAGACCCTAGAGTGTATCTAACTCCTGAAGTTATCATACTTACTTCATGCATGTTATTAAATCCGCCATCAAATGCAGCTAACAATCCAGTCTTAGGCTGTATGCTAATATCTTGTGATGGAAACTTAAGCATACCACCCTCAAAATTATCATTCAAATATAAGAAGGCTGCGTATCTACTTCTTGCAAATGGCCCAGTGTTTCCTTTTTCATCTGTGTTGTCTGAATGTATTCTTGCATATGCTCCAGGCTCCCACTTTTGAGTATGGTATCCAATTTGAACTACCTTTTTAGGATCTAGTCCATGAACTGAAGCAACAGCATCTATAATTCCAGATCTAATTTGAGAAAATATGTCTGACTCCAAGCCAAACTCTTCTATCTCTGGATCTCCATCTTGTGGCAAAACCGATGAGTAAGATTCATAAAAAGAAATTGGAGTCCATGATAGTTTTTCTGTTTCAGCCTGCTTGTCTAAAACTTTTATTAAAGCAGCGCACTGCTCTTCAGTTAAAAAGTTTTCATAAAGGACTATGTCCTTAGTCAATCTATTTTGATTATTTAAATTCATTTTATCCTCACTAATCCATCTAGGTTTTTCTTTTGTACCTTTTCCTGGTACTCTGCCATTATTTCACCTTGCATTGATATCCACTTATCTCTGCCATACTTCTCTTCATTCTCAAACCATTCTTTATCGCCAAGGTCATACTTTTGCCAATACATTCTAGTAAAAAGCTTTTCTCCGTTTAAGTTATTTGTAACTCCGTGTAGGTATACCTTTCCATCTTCTGTAAGAATTTCTGGGTGCCCTGAAGGAAAAACTAAAAAGTCTCCAGCTTTAGGCTTGTAAGAAAATATTTTATTATTAATAATAAATTCAACTTCTCCGCCATCATAGTCGTCGTTTAGGTATGTAGTAGTTGTAATTGCAAATTTATATCCTGGGGTCTTAATAGGCTCTCTAATAAAGTCAGAATGATAATTCATTGCCAATGGGTGTCCTTTTCCTGCATCATCAAAATACTTGCATAGGCTTGGACCAGTCCATCTCCAGGTGCTTATCTCAGAAACTACAGATTGCTCAGAGTTATAAGTTTCTGAGTACAAGGAGTTTACTGGATTAGAGACATGAGTAGGATCAACATCTAGGTTAAACCTATTAATAAAATCATTATTTACTTTATGAAAACCTTTAACTAGCTCACAAATAAAATATTTTTGATCTCTTCCCTTATCGGTTGTAGGCTCTTCATGATCCCAGGCAAACTTCATTTCTCTATCGGATTTGTTAAAATTTATTCCGAACTTTTCTACTTTTTCTCCAAATTCGTACCATGGTTTCCAGTCTTCAAATATTCCTGTTTCTGAACTTCCAATATCTTTAGCTATCCTATACATCTTGTCAACATCTTCTAATACGCCGTTATAAACTATAATATATGGATATATTTCTTCGCTATACATTCTTATCTCCATCTATTAAAACCCTATAGTACTTCTTATCAGGTTCTGGCTTAACTTCTCCAGTATGTTCTAATATAGTCCAAAAGAATGGAACTGTATATCTTATGCTACCTTTTATTTCTGTTACACCGTGAATATAATTCATATCTCCAGGGAAAAAGTAGGCAGCACCTCTTTTAGGCTTAAATTGAATTCCTTGATTAGGGAAATATAACTCTCCGCCTTCATAATCATCATTTAAATAAAACAAGCTAGCTAAATCATACCATGGAAAATCATTGGACAATCCAGCATCTGGCCCTTCATGTAATTCTTTGTCTGCGTGTGGTCTTTGGAATTGACCAGGTAGCCACCTAACGATTGTCTGCCCAGTTGGCTGAGCTTTTACCTTATAAAAATCTTCTATGATTGGCTGTAGTCTTTGAAAGAGTCCAACTATAACTGGAACAATGTTTGGATCATTTTTGTTTAAAGATGGAGCACTACAAACTCTGTCTTTCCAATAACTTGAATCATATATAACTGTTCCATTTTCATTTACATGATCTTCTGTGTAGTCCCAAATTGTAATCTTTTTAGCAGCTGACTCAAGGAAGTTTATCTCATCTTCAGTCATAAAATTTTCTAGTTCAACAATCATATCCTTGCTGTACCCAAAAAATCCAGATGGGGTTATTGATTTCGGTGCGTGTAAGTGTATGTCTTTGTTTACAATTTCCATACTTAATTATACCATTCCATTAGAAGCAGTATTATCATTTACAGATAACCTCAAAGTCTTAGTTTCATGAGAACCTAAAGAATTACCGTTCTCATCTACAGCGTCTCTATACCAATCCGTCCAGTTTCCAGAAGAATTTATAACCTGTGCGGCTTCTCCATAAGACATATTAGCATTGTGTCTAGACCTGTCATCATCTCTATACTGAACAATCTCTATAACTGAATTGTTTAAGTTACTCAAAGATATTGGAATTATTGTAGCTATTGGAGTACCAGCCTTGATTACAGTTTCTACATTTGCCTTTTTAGCTTTGATTGCTAAAGGCAATGGATTATCATAAAAAGATGTGCTCATTAAATTAGACATTGTTTCAAAATCTTCATTAAAATAATTTACTGGATTTATTGTCCATATACTAACATCTGGGTCTGTCCTAAAAACCATACCTGTATTTAGACTTATTGTAGACTGTCCTCGTCCAGAGTAAGCATCAGCAGGTTTAGTTATCTTTACATGCTGGTCTGTCTGATCATTTATTCCATCCCAAGTAAAAATTATATCTTCTGTGCAGGATAAGTTCCATCCTACTACGTTGGCCTGTGTTACTGGAAAACATCTGTAGGCATGCTTTTCTGAGGTAACATCCATCCAGTCTCTTTTAATAGACATTGGATCTATTTTAAACTTACACCCTTGCATTTTTTCTACCGATATATTAATCATTATTCATTATCCCACTTTGGATCATACATATCTGGCGTATGATATTTTTTGCTATAATCAAGCATTGTAACTATTGAATGTTTAGTTCCACTAGTTACTGGCATAGCTCTATGAGGATACATAAAATTAGAAGGAAATATATACAGGTCTCCAGCTTTTGGCTTTATGTTTAAACCCTGAAGTCTAAAAAATAGCTCTCCACCTTCGTAATCATCGTTTGGGTATGCTACAAGTGACACAGTACAGTTATAAGAATATCCATGATCATGATGTTCTTGAAAGTGTTGGCCTGGTCCATATTTAATAAAATTAAAAGCTTCCCAATATTTTAATGGCATAATGTTAAACATTCTACGATAATCTTCAACTGCAGGATTTTGGGCATCATACACATCTTGCCACAAAGACTGTAGCTTTAATGACTCTTCGCTTTTATCTGCCTCTATGTCTGTTTTTTTAAACTTAAAATCTACACAATCTCTATAGTCTGGCATAAGTTGTTGGTATCCAACATAAGCTGGATTCCAGTGGTATCTTTTGCCATCTGGAG